ATATTAAGGAAAACCATGAGCTACGATAATGAACAAGAAAACGACTATGTCCCTTTAAATTTTGAGGAACTTAGCAAGAACCCAGCAGTATGGGAAGTAATCAAAGAAGAGATGAACTACCTAAGCGGTGACTGTCTAATGAAGATTATCACTGCTGCGAAGGAAGAAGGACTTAAAGACGATAAGATCTTTATGCCAGCAGTAGAAGTTGTTGAGATTGAGTTTGAAGACCTATTCAAATCATCGATTGATGATACCACCGAGGAAGACTAAGAATGGCTGAGTTCAAAGAAGATACAGTTACTGAAGCTGATCGTGAGTTAGTTTCATTTATTGTTGATCACTGCAATCGTTGGAGAGATCACAGAGATGTAAACTATCTAGACAAATGGGAAGAGTATGAAAGACTTTGGCGAGGAATCTGGGATGGGGCTGACAAGACTCGTGAGTCCGAGAGATCTCGTCTTATTACTCCCGCCCTCCAGCAAGCTATCGAAGGTAAGCAAGCTGAAATATCTGAAGCTGTGTTTGGTCGTGGTGAGTTCTTTGACATTGTTGATGATCGCCTTGATCCTGACCAACAAGATATTGCTTTAGTACGTCAACAGATGCATGAGGACTTTAAGTTCTCTAGGATTAAGAAAGCAATTGATGATGTGATTCTCTTAGGAGAGTTATATGGTACAGGTATCGGAGAGATCGTAGTAGAAGAAAAAACTGTAATGTCTCCTGCTACCCAGCCTATCCCTGGCAGTGCTATGGCAGCAATTGGTGTAAAAGAACAGAAGAAGTTTATGGTAGGTCTAAACCCTATCAATCCTCGTAACTTCCTAGTTGATCCTAATGCTCGTGACGTAGAGTCTGCTTTAGGTGTAGCTATCGAAGAATACATGCCATACTTCAAGATTGTCCAAGGCATGGTCGATGGTACATATCGTAAAGTAGCAATCACTCCTAGCTACAACGACATGGACTTAGAGCCTGTCCAAGAGATGTCTCCTAAGCAGGATGATAAAGTAAGAGTCCTTCGCTACTATGGTCTTGTTCCTAAGAGCTACTTAGAAGAATTAAAGAAACAAGACGGAGAAGAAGTAGTAGATCTGTTCCCTGAGGGATCAATGGCTGAAGACTACCAAGACATGGTAGAAGCTCTTGTTGTCGTAGCTGACGATCAGTGGCTTTTAAAAGCTGAAGAGAATCCTTACATGATGAAGGATCGTCCTATTGTCTCTTATCAAGCTGACTCGATGCCTGGTCGTTTCTGGGGTCGTGGCACTGCTGAGAAGGGCTACAATATGCAGAAAGCTATCGACGCACAGATTCGTGCTCACTTAGATAGCCTTGCTTTGACCACTGCTCCGATGATGGCAATGGATGCTACTCGTCTACCACGTGGTGCTAAGTATGACGTAAGACCTGGTAAGAACCTCCTAGTCAACGGTAATCCTAATGAGATCATGATGCCCTTCAAGTTTGGCAACACAGATCCTCTAAACATGGGTACTGCTCAGACTTTTCAATCCATGCTCCTACAAGCAACAGGAACAATGGACGCTGCTGCTATGCCTAGTCAGGTAGCTGCAGGAGAAGCCTCTGGTGCTGGCTTATCGATGGCTCTATCGGGCTTGATGAAGAAGAACAAGCGTACCTTGATTAACTTCCAAGAAGACTTCTTAATCCCTTTCATCACTAAGTCTGCCTACAGATTCATGCAGTTTGACCCAGAGCGTTATCCTGTTAAGGACTTTGTGTTCTTGCCTGTATCTACCTTAGGAATGGTAGCTCGTGAGTACGAACAACAGCAAATGATGGGTTTAATGTCCACCTTAGGAGGTCAATCTCCTATAATCCCAGTGCTTTTACAGGGTGTAATCCAAGGTTCTAGCATTGCAAACCGTGAAGAAATCATCTCTACGCTCCAGCAAATGAGTCAACCTGACCCAATGCAGCAGCAAATGCAACAGATTGCTATGGCTACGGCTGAGGCTACCCTACAGAAGACTCAAGCAGAGGCTGCTAAAGCCCTTGCAGAGGCTCAGAAAGCTGGTGCTCAGGCTCAGGCTGTACCTGTTGAGGCTCAGGCTAAGGTATTAGCTGCAGCTTCTAAGAATACTGCTGATCCAATGGGTGATGAGTTCGAAAAGCGTATGAAAATTGCTGATAGACTCATAAAAGTAGAGGATATTAAGTCCAACGAGCGTATCGCTGAGATACAAAGTATGGGAAAAATGCCAAAAGGACTTGACAATTTACAATAAATATGGTATAATATATACTATAATACCACAATAAACTCTCCTTGTCAAGGAAAAAGAGTATGAATAGAGAATTACAGAATTATTACGAGAACAGATTCAGCATGATGGCTACCCCAGGGTGGCAAGATCTGTTAGAAGACATAGATTTAATGCTTAGCTCCACAGACACTGTCAAAGGTGTAGAAACTGTAGAGCAGCTCCACTTCAGAAAGGGAGAAGTCTCTATCATGACGTGGATCAAGAACTTAAAACAGTCTAGCGAAGAAGTATATGAGCAGCTTCAGCAGGAAGAAGACAATGCCAAGACGACTGTTTGAATTTGAATGTAAGAATTCGCATATCACCGAAGCCTTCGTCGATGTAGACACAAAAGAAGTTCGGTGTGGTGAGTGTGGCGAGATTGCTACTCGCATTCTTTCCTCTCCTAGGTTGGGTTTAGATCCTATCTCTGGAGATTTCCCTAGTGCTACTGCACGATGGGCAAAGATGAGAGCTGAGAAGCTGGCATTGGAAAGAAAAACAAAAGCAAATCACGGCTCGTAAATGGACTCTTGACCACCGAGCTATTTTTTAAATGTCCTAAAATCGCATTGCGACAGGAGAATATACATGGCTGCTAATTTTATCGAACTGCAAGAAGAAGTAACTGACGAGAAGTACGTTGATCCAACACAAGACGTAGCAACACCAGAGCCTACTGAACAAGTAGAACAACCTGTAGAAGCTGCCCCTGAATTACCTGAGAAGTATCGTGGTAAAGCTCTAGACGAGATTATCAAGATGCATCAAGAAGCCGAGAAGTTAATCGGACGACAGGCACAAGAGGTTGGAGAAGTACGTAAGTTAGCTGACTCGCTTCTAAAGCAACAACTCGAATCGAAGCACGACACACAGCCAAGTAAAGCACAAGAGATTGATTGGTTTGAAGACCCAGAAAGAGCAGTAAAACAGGCTGTAGAAAATAATCCTATTCTTAAGAAGATGCAAGAGGAGCAAGCTAAACAGGCTCAGCTCGTAGCACTGCAGACAATTGAGAAGGCACATCCTGATTTTGTAAGCGTAGCACAGAGTGATGATTTCCAGCAATGGGTAACATCTTCTAAGATACGCACAAGGTTATACGAACAAGCGTCAGACTACGATGTAGATTCAGCGTTAGAGTTACTAGATACTTACAAGTCTCTACGTAATATCAAACAACAACAGCAAGAAACAGTTAAAGCTGCTGATGAATCTCTTAAGAAAGTCCAACAAGGTGGCACTGGAGAGTCAACAAAACCTGTTTATCGTCGTGCAGATCTTATTCGCTTAAGAATGCAAGATCCTAGCAGATACGAAAGCATGGCAGAAGAAATTCTACAAGCTTACGCAGATGGTAGGGTACGTTAATTTAATTTAATTTTAGGAGATTTAAAATGGCAGTAGTCGCATACCCAGGTGGATCAACATCCATCGTTAACAAAACAGCAGCAGACAAGTTTATTCCAGAAATCTGGTCTGACGAAGTAATCGCTGCATATCAAAAGAACCTAGTATTGGCAAACCTCGTCAACAAAATGACGATGCGTGGTAAAAAGGGCGATGTATTACATATCCCTAAGCCAACACGTGGCATTGCTTCTGCTAAGACAGCTAACAACGCTGTTCGTATTCAAGCAGATACCGAGACCGAAGTAAACGTCAGCATTGACCAGCACTTCGAGTACTCACGTTTCATCGAAGACATCGTTGAAGTTCAAGCTTTGGCATCACTCCGTCGCTTCTACACAGAAGACGCTGGCTATGCTTTAGCTAAGAAGATTGACGACACCTTGTTTGACTTAGGCAAGTCTTTCGGTAACGGTGACGGTACTGACTGGACAAACAGCAACGTATATTACTCTAACGCTGGTACAGCATTAGGTCTATACGCTGAAGACACTGTTGCTTCTACTTCAACTTTCACTGACGCAGTATTCCGTGCCTTGATCAAGTTGATGGATGATCAAGATACACCAATGGATGGTCGTTTCTTCGTTGTTCCTCCTTCAGTTCGTCAAGCAATCATGGGCATTGATCGTTACAATAGCTCTGATTTCGTTGATGGTCGTGGTGTAAACAATGGTCAGATCGGTAGTCTCT